GACGTATCAAGTCGCAGGCGACGATAGCTTCTATGCAGTCGCTTACGCGCACCCAAAGGTGATCGAGAACGAAGCCGGGGAGAAGTTGTGACGGTTGCCGTCTTCGTTCTGTACGGCGACACCATGACGGCCGACGCGACGATGATGGTGGAAACGTGCAAGTGGCACGGCTACGAAGTCATCCAATTGGCCGATGATGTGGCGCCTAGGATCGCAGGCGTCGATCACCTGTTCCGTGCACCTATCGACATGAAGAAACAAGAACTGTGGCGCTATGAACGACTGCAGGAAGTAACTCCGCCTTTTGTGTCGCTTGATACCGACCTGCTGGTCGTCAAAGACATATCGGACGGGTTCGATCCCGACTATGACGCAGTGCTGACTGAGCGTCCAGCATCTGGAACACCGTTCAATAGCGGGGTGTTCTTCGTGCACTCACCGAAGTTCATTCCAGAGTGCGTCCGCAGGATCAAGGAAATGCGGCCAGGCGACCAGAACTGGGGCGGTGGTCAGTCTGCGATGCGCGACATACGGCACGACGGACAGATGAAGATCAAATCGTTGCCGTGTTCGGAATGGAACGATTCAAAGCACGTCAAGGTTGGGACGTATTCCGGGGCTCGCGTGCTGCACTTCAAGGGTGGGCGCAAGCCACACATGCGGTCAATGTACGAAGAGCGCAAAAGGGAACGCAAATGAAAGTTCTGGTTACTGGCAGCGCCGGATTCATAGGGTCGCACGTCGTCGAGAGGCTACATAACGCAGGATATGAAGTTGACGGGTTCGACCATCGCGGGCGCGGCACAGTGCTAGGCGACATCCGCGACGTGATTGCTGTAGGTGATGCGATGTCGCATGTGGACGCGTTCATTCACTTGGCTGGCCTGCTCGGGACACAGGAACACATTCAAGACCCCGGACCGATTATGGAGACGAACATCCTGGGCGGATTGAACGTGCTGCAGGCTGCTGCCAAGTTCAAGTTGCCAGGCGTGTGCATCGGGGTCGGAAATCACTTCATGGATAACCCGTATTCGATCAGCAAGTCTGCGGTCGAAAGGATGGTGTCCATGTTCAATGCAGAACGAGGAACCAAGGTAAACATCGTGCGCGCCATGAATGCCTACGGGCCGGGTCAGGTGCCTGCGCAGCCGTATGGGCCGTCCCGGGTGCGCAAGATTGCGCCTAGCTTCATCTGTCGCGCCCTGAATGGCGACCCTATCGAGGTCTACGGAGACGGATCACAGATCAGCGACATGGTGTATGTCGGTGATGTGGCTGATGCGCTTATCAAGGCAATGGAGGCGGCGATCAATGACAAAGTGCTGCCGGTGATCGAGGTCGGACCGAAGACGCACACGACGGTCATTGACGTGGCGCTGCTGGTCAAGGAATTGACGGGTAGTGCGTCCCCCATAGTCTGCCTGCCGAAGCGGCCGGGAGAAAAAGAAGGCGCACCAGTGTTCGCAAAGTCGGAAACGCTGGAATTGATCGGCATGTCAGACCGCGGGCTGATGCCGTTGCGTGATGGGCTGACGCTGACAATTGACCATTACCGGGTGCACGCATGAAAATCACTGAGCGCGTTGACCATCAGAGAAATTCGACGCGGTGTTAAAAGCTGGAAGCACGTGAAGGTGGCGCAATGACTATTCCTGTCTACGTCGGTTTCGATCCACGGGAGGAAGCCGGTACTTGGGCCTTTGGTTCTAGCCTGCTAGAACACGCAAGCAGGCCGGTAAGCATCATCCCGCTTCACCTTCCGTTGTTTCGCAGCTTCTACGCAGCAGGCCAGCGCGACGGAAGTAATGCCTTCACCATGACGCGCTTCTTGATCCCGTTCCTTCAGGGGTACACAGGAACGGCAATTTTCATGGACGGCGCGGACATGCTTCTTAAAGCGGATATCTCAGAGCTTTGGGCGCTGCGCGATCTCTATAAGCCGCTTCAGGTAGTTAAGCACGACTACAAAACGAAATGGCCGCGAAAGTACCTTGGGACGGCTATGGAGTCAGACAACAAGGATTACCCGAAGAAAAATCAATCCAGCGTGATGATTCTGAACTGCATGCACATGAACTGGCGGAAACTTACCCCAGAGTCAGTACAGAAGATGACCGGACCCGATCTTCACCGCTTCTCATGGCTGCAGGAAGACGAGATAGGCGAGTTACCGAAAGAGTGGAATTGGTTGGTTCAGGAAGACGGCCCGAACCCGGATGCAAAACTACTACATTTTTCGTCGGGTGTGCCTTTGATGCCTGCCCACGCGAACAGCCCGCACGCGGCAGACTACATGCGGCAGTGCGCCCGGATGAACCACGTCACGGATTGACTCTGCGCCCACATTTGCTACATTAGCACCATCTGCCGATAGTCCCACTCGGGACCGGCTTCGCGCAATGCGGGGCTGATAGGCCCCGACAAAGGGGCCTCAATGGCGATTGCGACATACGGCCAGTTAAAAACCGCGGTAGCGACTTGGCTCAAGCGGTCGGACCTGACCGACATCATTCCCGACCTCATCGGGCTCGCAGAGTCGAATATCCGTCGTGACGTGCGCTGCCGTGCGATGGAGCAGATTGCCACTGGCACACTGGCGGCGACGACTCTCGCGCTGCCGACACGGTTTCTTGAAGCGCGTAATGTGGCGCTTGACGGCTACCCGCAGAAGTACATCACTCCGCAAGAATACGCGCAGCAAGAGGACTGCAACTCGGGAAACTTCACCATCAAAGGTGAACTGTTTTACTTCCAATCGTCCACGGCCACCTACAGCATCGACTATTGGCAGGCGTTCGCGGCTTTCGCAGATGACGGCGACACGAACTGGCTGCTGACCAATGCGTGCGAAATCTATCTGTGGGGCGCACTGGCCGAGGCCAAAACCTACATCGAAGGCGACCCGTCGAAGGAGCTAGCCTTCTATGCGAAAGCCGTATCGAGGTTGCGGCAGTCCGAGATGCAAGCACGCTTCCCAGGTCCGTTGATCGTCAGGCATGACGGGATGACAGTATGAGCACTTACATTGAATCATTCGATCTGGTCAATGATTCCACGTTCGGCAAGCGGCTGCAGATGGCGATGTGGATCGGCGCGGCGGCCATCCTGGCTAACTCTCAGTCGTCGGCCGGCGCCAAGACCTTTGCGCGCAATCAACTCAAGGGGCCGGCAGATACCGACCTGGCGCGCAGGCTGGCGATCAGGTGCGCCGCGTCAGGGATCGAGAGGACTTCGACGGACGCTGAAATTCAAGCAGTCGTGAACACGATGATTGCGGAGTTGATCGCCTGATGCTGACGTTCCTGCCAGATGCGCTAGACATTGCGCCAGAGGTGCTGCAGGCAGTCTCTGCGGTGCCTACGCTGCGCGGGTACGGCACGCCACCTAGCGGCATTGATCTGGGGGTGGCGGCTCTGTCGGGCACGTCATTGGGTGGTGCGCTGCTGTACACCCTGAGCGGCGGCACGCGCACGATCGTAGGCACCGCGGCAAAGCTCGAAGAAGCCGGCGCCACGGCATGGACGGATGTCACGCGGACGGCCAGCGCGTATTCTGTGGGTGCCAATCGCTGGCGGTTCGCTCAGTTCGGCAATACGTCGCTAGCGATCAACCTCGCCACGGTGCTACAGCAATCGGCCAGCGGCGCATTCGCTGACGTTGCCAATGCACCTAAAGCTGCACTAATGGAGGCGGCTAGTGGGTTTGTGATGCTTGCGAATACCGACGACGCTAGCCTAAGCATCTCAGGTGGTCCGAACGCGGCGCAGGAACATCGGTGGTGGTGCTCGCAGATATTCAATCCGACAGGCACCTGGGCGCCGAGCGTCAGCACGCAAGCGACCACGGGCCTGCTTGTCGAGACACCAGGCGCCATCACTGCTCTGCGCCGGCTGCAGTCGGAAATCGTAGCCTACAAAGCGAAGTCGATCTATGTCGCGCGCTACGTCGGTAGCCCGGTCGTGTGGCAGTTTCAATGCGTGTCCACCGACATCGGGTGTTCATCGCATGAGGCGGTGGTGGCGGCCGGCACTACGCACTATTTCGTGGGTGACGACGATATCTATGCGTTTGACGGTGCTCGGCCCACGTCTATCGGCAAGGGCATCAAAGAATGGTTCTTTGCGCGACTGAATCGGACCTACATCAGCAGCATCAGGGCAATTCACGATCGGGTCAACTCGCGTATCTATTGGTTCTACCCGACCACATCGGCCGCGCTCACGTCGTGCCTTGTCTATCACTATGACACCCAGCGATGGGGGCACTTCGACCTGACCATCACTGACGTGCTTGAGTCGATCACGTCGGCAATCACTTATGACACGTTTGCGGACAAGTTCGGCACGAGCATTCAATACGATCAGATTCCAACGGACATCAGTTACAACAGTCCGTATTGGAATGCGGCAACGCCGGTCCTGAGCTACATCAGCACAGCGGACAAACTGACTGGCCTATCTGGCACGGCTGCTGGCGCCAGCATGACTACGGGGTGGTTCGGTTCAGAAGATGCCGTTACGGTCTGCACCCGCGTTCGGCCACGCTACAGGACAAAACCGACGGCAGCGACCATCACACCATCTGCATCGTTCGATCTTGGAGGGGCTGTGACATACGGCGCCGTCGCGTCTATCAACGGCGACCGCTTTGACGTTCTTCAGGCGGGTCGATACCACCGCTTCGCGTTGACATTCTCTGGCGCAATGGAAATTGAAGCCGTCGCGCCGACTCTCAAGCCGCAGGGGTTGGAATGAAGCGAGTCACGCCGCAACCGATCTTTGGTCACGACCTGTCGGCGTCGGTGCTTGAACTTTGCCGTGAGTATTCGGTGGCTCTGAATCAACTCTCAGAGCACAGATTTAGCGAGTTCGTGAGCGTCACGGGGACTTATACGGCAGGGCAGAACGATCACGTTATCGAGTGTGCTCCGTCAGGAACAATGACAGTGACGCTTCCCGCCGCGTCGGTGATGAGGAATAAGCGGATCATTGTCAAGCGGACCAATAACACGACGCACGTTATTACGATCAACAGTGTCGCAGGGAACATCGACGGGTTTGCGTCTGTGACTTTGACAACGGCTTATCAGAGTCGTGAAGTGTTCAGTGACGGATCGAACTGGTGGTTGCTTGATGTTAGCGCCAGTATAGGCACAACATGGGACGCTGCAAATATGGGGCCGTCTAATGTCCTCAGCAATAGCGACATGACGGCAACAGTAACGGCTGCTGATAGGTGCTACGCAACCAAAGGTTATTCAGCAGGAGAAAAGAGATATTTTGAAATACTTGTCGGTACACAGGCTAACACTTGGGGAGTAATTGCCTTATCTATTCAAGACAATGTTATCAATACCATATTTGAATCAACAGCGTGCAGTGTAACGTCAGAATTTTCTGATGGGGATGTTGTGGGTGTGACGTTGGACACGTCAGGCTCTTATGCAATTCACGACTTTTACGTCAATAACAGTTTAGTTAAAACACGGTCACTTTCAGCCGGGTCGGCGTCACAAACATATTTCCCGTGCGTTGGTGATCAATGGTCTAATACTGCGGGCTCTACCTTTGTGTTTACGGGACGGTTTAAGTCAGCTGACATGACATATTCCCCGCCGTCAGGGTTTACAGCCTGGGATGATTAGCCAATGAAGCGCGTCACCCCACAACCGATCCTGCCGCGCGACATGGGCGAGAACTGGCGCCTGGAAGTGCTGCGGCTGCTGCGTGAGTATTCAGATGCGATCAACCAAGCGGCGGATCACCGGCTCTCGGAGTTCGTGTCTATCACTGGAGCATACACGTCCGGCGAGAACGATCACGTCATTCTGGTGGCACCGAGCGGCACATGCACGATCACGATCCCGGCAGCGTCAGTCATGCGAAACAAGCGAGTCGTCGTCAAGCGCACGAACAACACCACGCACGTCGTCACGATCCAATCCACAAGCGGGAACATTGACGATGCGGCATCTGTGACGCTCACGACGGCATATCAACCGCGCGAGTTCTTTTCCGACGGCGCCGACTGGCACCTGATCTGAGGTAAATCATGGCTAAGTACACCAAAGAGCAAATCCAGCGCTACGTTATCGACAACGGATGGGCCGACGAACAGGGGAACATCAAGAACCCGCAGGCTATCTATGACGCGGCGAAGCAGTTCGGCGTGAGTGCTGATGAGTTGGATATAGCCGGCGGGTGGAAGTCCGGCACGGCGAACGACTGGATTAAGCAGAACGGGCAGCAGGCACTCGGTGGGCTGATGTCGGATCCTGCGACGAACCAGGCGGCGGCAAATCCAGCAAGTAGCCAGATGCCGTTCGGTCAGTCTACGGTGGGCTCATACCAAGACCGTCTAGCAGCGCAACGAACGGCAAACCAAGGAGACGCCACCTCGCGCGTTCCTGGCGCAGACGTGTCAAATCGATATACGCAGAACGGGTCAAGCGGAGTGCCTAGCGGCTACGTCAACCCGCAAGGGCAAGGCGGCAACGGTCAAGGACAGGCACCATACGGCTACGGCAACCGTCCGAACCAAGGCGGCGGCTACTACGAACAACAGACCCCTGCGGGATCGTTTGCTGCAGCGAATCAGCAAAACGCACGGGCATTCGGCGCCAATGCCTACAACACGCAAAACCCGTACATCGGAGCGCAGTCGCAAGGCATCCAAGGCGCGCCGGGCGTCATGCAATATGCGCAGCAGGCGCAGTACAACAACCCGTATCTAGGGCAGCAGAGCGACCGCAGCCAGAACGCCGGTCAGAACGCCTATGCCGGCCCGAATCAGTATCTAGAAGGCGCCATCGGCCGAGCGGCTGGCGACATGCAACGCAGCTTCAAGCAAACCGTCGTGCCCGAACTGGACAGGATGGCGCAGCAGTCTGGCAGTTTCGGCAACTCGGGCGTGCAGCAGGTGCAAAACGAGGCGTATCGCGACCTGGGCGAGAACATCGGCAACGTGTCGAACCAGATGCGAATGCAGGACTACACGACGCAGCAAGGGCTGGCGGAGTCGTCGCTCAATCGCGGGCAGGCGAACAACCAATTCAACGCCGGAATGTCGGCCAACGATCTGTCACGCAACCTGGCCGGCGGCTTCCAGGGCAACGCGCAGAACAACAACTATCTGATGCAGGGCGCGATGTTCGACGCTGGTAACAACCTGCAAGGACAGATGTTCAATAGCACGCTAGGCAACAACGATCTGACGCGCAACTCCAATCTGGCACAGGCTCAGGGGCAGTTCAATACCGGAGCGCTGAACACGAACAGCATGTTCAACGCCGGGAACATGAATCAGAACAGCATGTTCAACTCCGGGCAGGGAAATGCCATGAACATGTTCAACGCTGGCGCCGGAAACAACATGCTTGAGAACTACCGCAACCGGCAGCAGAACCAGGGGCAGTTCGACGCGACCCTAGGCAACAACCGCTATCAGTTCGATCAGTCGCTTGGAAGCCAGAACCGGCAATTCGACGCGACACTCGGTCAGAACCAGTATCAGTTTGATCAGAACCTCGATCGTGGCATCTGGAATGACAACATGGGTTGGGCGAACCAAGGATTCCAGAACACCCGCGGACTGATGAATGATGCCTACAACTGGGCCGGCGGCGGAGTCAATGCGACGACGGCAGAGCAGAACACGCCGATGAACTATTGGCAGCAGTTTATGAACGCTGGCAACGCAGCCGGCGGACAGGGCGGCACGGCTACCAATTCGCAGACGATGCAAGGCAACCCATATCTAGGCGCCTGGGGCGGCTGGAATATGTTCGCACCGCGGCCTTAAGGAATCCATCATGACCTACGAAGAAATCCTAGCCTACCTTGAGTCGCTCAAGGGCACGCCTGTCGATCTGCAGGCGGCGATGCAAGGCAACCCGAACGAGGTGAATCCGGTAGCGCGCGGCGGCACGGATGTCGCGTGGGGCAACGTGCCGGGGCTGGAACAGTTCTACAACTATGACATTCCGAGCAACCAGAGCACGTTCAACCTGTCGGCGGCGCTGCCTGAAATCCAGCGGCTCGGCTATCAGGTCATGCAGGCCGAAGACCCTGGCGCGGAAACGATGGCGTCATGGGTCGCTGGACCGGACGGAAAACCTATCGCGCAGTCTGCGCACCTGACCGGCACCAATGACGATGCGTTCAAGCTCGCCGCGCTGGCCGCGATGGGCATTACCGGCGCGAACATCATCGGGGCCGGCATGGGCGCTGGCGGTGCTGCGCAGGCCGGGGGCGCGTCTGCGGCAGAAGGCGCAGGTACGGCGGGCATCAAAACGCTAGGGACGCTCCCAACGCTATCGGAACCGCTAGCAGCATTAGGGCCGACAGGTGGCCTGATGTCAACGGCGCCGCTATTTATGGAAGCAATGCCGGCGCTTGGGGCCGGCAAACTACTGAGCGGCATCGACCCCACGCTGCTGCAGCTCGGTGGCGCTGCACTCGGTGCCGCATCGTCGCAGGATCAAGAGCAGACGACGACCACGAAGAATGAACCGTGGGGTCCGGCTCAGGACTGGATCAAGAACAACATCGCGGCCGGCCAGGCACTACAGCAGAAATACACCGATCAGCCTTTCTCGCCGGGACAGCAGACGGCATACGGCAACCTGTATGGGCTGCTGAACAGCTACAACACAGAGATGCTGCCGGGCCTGTTGAGCAACGCTAACGCGATGTCGCAGGGTTATGACAGGTACGCACCGAAAGAAACGCGAAGCAAGCCGAAATTCGGCGCTGTAGGGTCAACGTGGGCGCCGGGCCTGCTGAAGTTTGGAGGTTGAGATGGCCGCAGACGTAAAGACGCATTTGCACGAATGGAGCACCACCGAGGGCAGCAATTTGCCGGTTGGGTCTACGGTTGTCAGCACGAACCTGGACGACAACCTGCGCATGATCCAGGCCGTCGTGCGCTATCTGGCTTCGTCTGGGACGGTGGCATCTGACACCACGACGGACATCGGCGCAGTAGACGCCACGTTCCTGGCAGTCAGTGGCACGACGACCATCACCGGTTTAGGCACGGTTTCGGCTGGCGTTTACAAGTTTCTGATCTTCGACTCTGCGCTGACGCTTACCTATAACGCGACATCTCTTCGTCTGCCGGGGAATGCCAACATCACGACGGCAACGGGTGACGTTGCGTTGTTCCTGTCGCTTGGCAGCGGGAACTGGAACTGCCTGCACTACCTGCGAAAGTCTGGCTCTCCAGTGACGGCAGGCAGTTTCTCCGGTCTGACTGCCGCAATAGCGACAAACACCATTGCTAACGGCGACTATAACCAGAACTGGACATGGACAAAGACGACGGCAACTAAGCCTGCCCTGTTCATTGGCGAAACTACGGCGTCTAGCGCAACGGATGCTGTAATCCTTGAACTGACAACGGCGGCTGCCAGTACGGCATGGCCGCTGCAAGTCAAAGCGCGCACTTCGCAGGTATTTGCAATCGAAGAATCCGGCGCCGTCAAGGTGTCTTCGGCCGGCGGCTTTTGGTTGTCAGATACGCCGATTAAGGTGTATGCGGCAACGGCGCCAACCATCACGGCCGGGGGTGGCACGGGCGGCGCTATCACGGGAACCGACACGGCGTTTCAAGTCGAATTTGGCACAGGCAGCGCGACCACGGTGACGGTTGATTTCCATACGGCCTATGCCGCCGCGCCAATGGTGTTCGTTACCGGCACGCAAGCGTCACAGACGGTTTATGTCGAGTCGGTGAGCACGACGCAGGTAAAGATCACCAGCAATGCAGCATTCACGGCCGGCACCAAAGTTAACGTGCTGTGCATTGAACAGGGGGCATAAATGGCTATCGACTTCAATGCAGACCAGAACCGCATGGGCTTGGCCTTGTTGGCCGCTGCCGGTCCGTCTGCGCGACCCATGTCATTCGGGCAGCGCATGTTCATGGGCATGGGGCAGCATGATCAGTATTTGCGAGAGAAGGAAGCGCAGGAGATGCTGCGCAAGCGGCAGGCCACCCAGGAACTGCTGATCGCTGCGCAGATGCAGGAAATGCAAGCGCAGGCCGAGCAGCGGCGGGCGCAGACGGCAGCACTGGAGCGAGAACGGGCGCTGCAAGAGCAGTTCCGCAGCCGTATCCCGTCGCCGCTTGGGCAAGCAAATCAGCAGGCTTATGCGGCCAGTGGAGCCCCATTGGGAACCGTCAAGGCGGCGGCGCATCAACCGCAGGTTGACCCGAATGAGCAACTGATGTTCGAGGCCATGCGCCTTGGGCAGATGACCCCGTTGCAGTACATGGCGTCACGACAAAAGGACGATACGCCAATGGTGCTTGGTGAAGGCGGGCGGTTGGTCACGCGAGGCGGCAGGGTGCTTGCGGAAAACCCGAAGGCGCCCAAGGAAGAT